GCGAAGGACAAGGTGAACGGAGACTGGAAGACCGGCCTCCGCCTCCCCCTCGCGGACCCCGAGGTCAAGACCTTCATCGCCTCGCTCGAAGCCGCCTACGCCGCGAACCTCGCGCGCGCCGAGGCCGAGGAGACGCCGAAGGAGAAGGCGGAGCGCGAGGCGCAGAACAAGCCCCTCGGCGCGACGCGCCCCTACAAGAACGAGTTCGCCGACGACGGCAGCCCGACGGGCTTCGTCCAGGTGAGCTTCAAGCGCCGCGGCGGGGGCCAGGATCCGAAGGATCCCACCCGGACGTGGCTCAACGTGATCGGCCTGTTCGACTCGAAGAACAAGCCGATCGACCGCAGCAAGACCCGCATCGGCGGCGGCTCGCGCATCATCGTGGCCTACGAGGTGAACCCGTTCCAGACGGACATCGGGGCCGGGATCTCCCTCCAGCTGCACGCGGTCCAGGTCCTCGAACGGGCGGACGCCCCGACGAAGGACGCGGCCCAGTACGGCTTCCAGCAACAGGAGGACGGCTTCGTCGACGACAGCGGCGACAGCCCGATGACCGCGGAGTCGGTCGCCACCAGCGGAGACGACGGCAACGACGTCTAGAGACAAGTCGACCGCCCCGTTCCCCACCGGCCGCCCAGCGGCAACCGCGCCTAGCGCATCAAGAGGTGGATGAGAACGGGGCGGTCGCGTCTCTTGCTCACGAGATATTTCATGGACACGAAACCCTGCCGGACCTGCGGATCCACCGATCGGAAGCCGCTCACGGAACGAGCTCGCGCCGCGGGCCGGACGATGGGTGAGTGTCGCCGATGCAGGAAGGTCTGGAACCGGAGGGCGCGGTACGGCATCACCCCCGAGGACTTCACCGAGCTCTGGGAGAAGCAGAAGGGGAAGTGCGCGCTGTGCCACAACGCCGCGACCGACGTCGACCACGACCACGCGACGGAGAAGGTCCGCGGGCTCCTGTGCCACTCCTGCAACACCGCACTCGGGCAATTCGGTGATACGATTCAGGGTCTACAGAAGGCGATCGACTACCTCCGGAGCGCACAATGAGCGAAGCACCCGTCCTCACCCACCAGCCCTGCCCCGCCTGCGGATCCACCGACGCGGCCGTCGTGTTCGCGAATGGCGGGACGTACTGCTACTCGTGCCAGGAGGGGACGAAGGGCGACGGCTCGCCCCCGGAGACCGCGAGCCCGTTCAAGGCCGAGGGGGGCCTGATCGACGTCACGGTCATGGGCGTCCCCAAGCGGTCGATCCCGGAGACGACGGCCCAGAAGTGGGGCTACGGCTACGGGGAGTTCAAGGGCCGCAAGTGCCAGGTCGCGACGTACTGCGACGAGCGCGGCCGGCCCGTCGCACAGAAGCTCCGGTTCGCCGGCAAGCAGTTCTCGATCACCGGGGAGGCCTCGAAGATGGGCCTCTACGGGTCGCACCTCTTCAAGAGCGGCGGCAAGTCCATCACCGTCACCGAGGGCGAGCTCGACGCCCTGTCGGTCTCCGCCGCGTGGGAGGACAAGTGGCCCGTCGTGTCGCTCCCGAACGGGGTGTCGACCGCGGTCAAGGTCTTCCAGCGGAACGTCGAGTTCCTGGAGCGGTTCGAGAAGGTCGTGCTCATGTTCGACCAGGACGAGCCGGGCCGCGCCGCGGCCGAAGCCGCCGCCGCCGTCCTCACGCCCGGCAAGGCCTGGATCGCGACCCTGCCCGGGAAGGACGCGAACGAGCTCCTCATGGCCGGCCGGGCCGAGGACATCGTGCGGGCCTTCTGGGACGCCAAGCCCTGGAGGCCCGACGGGATCGTCTCGGGCCCGACGGTCTGGCAGCGGGTCCTCGCGCGCGACAACGCCGCCTTCGCCCCGATCCCGCACGCCGGCCTGAACGACAAGTGGATGGGGTTCCGGCCGGGCGAGATCAGCGTCCTCGTCGCCGGCACCGGCAGCGGGAAGTCCACGACCTGTCGCGAGTGGGCGACCGCGCTCGCGAAGGCCGGCCACAAGATCGGGTACATCGGTCTGGAGGAGCCGATCGAAATGACGGCGATGGGGCTCGCCTCCGTGTGCGTGAGCCGCCCGCTCCACCTCCTCCCGCGCGAGGAGCTCTCGAAGCCGGACGTTCTCGAAGCGGCGACCCTCCTGGAGGAGCGCGTCGTCTACTACGACCACCACGGCGTCAAGGCCGACACGGACCTGCTCGCGAAGATGAAGTTCATGGCGCAGGCGGAGAAGTGCCGGCTCATCGTGTTCGACCACCTCTCGATCGTGATCTCCGGCGGGGACCTCAAGGACGACGAGCGCCGGACGATCGACAAGATGCTCACGCAGCTGGCGAGCTTCGGCCAGCAGACCGGCGTCCACGTCCTCGCCGTGTGCCACCTCTCGCGCCGGGAGGGCAAGCCGCACGAGGAGGGCCGTCCCGTCACGCTCGCCGACCTCCGCGGGTCGCACGGGATCTCCCAGCTGGCGTTCAACGTCGCGAGCATCGAGCGGGATCAGCAGGCGCCGACCGAGGCCGAGCGGGACACGTCGACCGTGCGCTCGCTCAAGTGCCGGTGGACCGGGCGGACCGGGATCTCCGGCTACGTCCGGTACATGCCCGAGACCGGACGGCAGGTCGAGGTCGCGACGAAGGACACGGGCAGCCCGTTTGACGATTCGAGCTCGGATGAGGTAGGATAGGGGTACCATGCGAATCTACACGATGAAGCGGGACGAGTTCCAACTGATCCTCCTGGAGAACGGGAAGGAGGTCGGGTACTATACGACGATCGAAGGCCTCCTGCTGGGCGTCAAGAACCGCGCCCTGCGAACGGGGACCAAATCCGGGAAGGAGATCGCCGCGGTTTGCGCGCACACGCTGGACCGGCTCGCGATCGTCACGGCAGAGGTGCGGCGGATTGCCGAGCTCGTGCAGAAGGTCCAGGTCGGAGGGAAGGCGTGAATCGCGCCGAATACAAAGCTCGCTGGCGCCGCGCCAACCCGGAGAAATGGAAGGCGTATTGGTACCGCTTCCGTTATGGCGTGGAGCTCTCGGATCTCCGTTCTATGCTGAAAAAGCAACGGGGGAAGTGCGCCATCTGTCGACGAGCGCGAGCCACTCACCTCGATCACGATCACCGATCCGGACGTGTCCGAGGTATTCTTTGCCATCGGTGCAACACGGGAATCGGGATGTTCCTCGAATCAAAGGCGGCGCTTCGGCGCGCGATACGGTACCTCTGATGCGCTTGGCTTATGACTTCGAGACCAACGGCCTCTTCCTTGATGACCTCCGGCCTGGGACGAAGGACGCCTCGGCGATCACGAAGGTCCATTGTTTGGTCACGACCGACATCGACACGGGCGAGGTCGCCGTGTACCACGACGCCCCCGAGGTGGGACTCCGGAACGAGCGCCTGTTCGTGGGGGTCCAGCGCCTCCTCCAGGCGGACGTCCGGTATGCGCACAACGGCCTCACCTATGACGAGCGCGTGATCCGGACGTTCTTCCCGGATCAGTGGGCCGCCCGCCGGTCGGATGCGAAGTTCCTCGACTCGATGGTCGGCGCCGCGTGCGTCTGGCCGACCGAGCACCTCCGCCGCCTCGATGCCGCGCGGATCGCGCGCGCCCGCCTCGCGCGCCTGCCTCCGTTCCCGCCCGAGCTCGTCGGGCGCCAGTCGCTCGAATCGTGGGGCCGGCGCCTTGGGAACCGGAAGGCCGGCTACGACGGCGGGTGGGAGAAGTTCAACCCGGCGATGCTGGCCTACTGCGTCCAGGACGTGTCGACGCTCCGCACCCTGGTCCAGAAGCTCGACGCGAAGATCGCCGCCAAGCACTTCACCGTTCGGGCGTGGGAGCTCGAACAGGACTTCAAGCTGGAGATCGCGAAGCAGATGGCAAACGGCTTCGCGTTCGACGTGCCCGCCGCGGAGAAGCTGGCGGCCGAGCTCCAGATCAAGCGGGCCGCACTCGTCACGGCGCTCGGCGCCGGCATCGAGCCCTTCGAGAACCACTACCTCACCGAGGTCAAGAAGATCCCGAAGGTCAAGCGGGTCCCGTTCAACCCCGGGTCCCGTCACCACATCGCTCGGTACCTGGAGGAGCGCCACGGCTGGAAGCCCGACCCGCGCGAGGGGTACACGCCGACCGGCGCCGTGAAGATCGACGAGACGGTCCTCGAAGGCCTCAAGGGGATCGAGCACGTCCCGGAGTTCATCGAGTACCTCACGGTCACGAAGGTCCTCGGAATGCTCGCGGAGGGCGCGACGAAGAAGTCCGTGCCCTGGATCAAGATGGTCGGGCCGGACGGACGGATCCACGGGAACGTCGACCACAACGGGGCCGTCACGTCCCGGTGCACGCACAACCGCCCGAACATGACCCAGGTCCCCAAGGTCGGCAACCCGTACGGGGCCGAGTGCCGGGCCCTATTCATCCCCTCGCCGGGGAACGTCCTGGTCGGCGTCGACGCGTCCGGCCTGGAGCTCCGGATGCTCGCGCACTACCTCCACAAGTACGACGACGGGGAGTACGGGCGGATCGTCACGGACGGCGACGTCCACGAGAAGAACCGCGTGGCCCTGGAGATCCCGCAGGGGGAGACCGGGCCCGAGAAGAAGAAGGCCCGGGACACGTCGAAGCGCGGTATCTACGCCGAGCTCTACGGCGCCGGCGAAGAGAAGCTCGGCAAGACCCTCGACCCCGCGCTCGGCACGTCCGTCAAGTGGAAGGCCCGCGGGCGTCGCGCGAAGCAGTCCCTGCTCGCGAACGTGAAGGGCCTCCGCGCGCTCAAGGAACGGTGCGCCGCCCTCCACGAGAAGGTCCACTCCGTCAACCTGCCGGACGGCCGGCGCGCGTGGACGCGGTCGGACTACGCCGCCCTGAACACCCTGCTCCAGGCGAGCGGTGCGATCGTCATGAAGCTGGCCGTCGTGCTCCTCCATCGGCAGCTGCGGGAGCTCGGCATCGCGTTCCGGCAGGTCCACCAGGCCCACGACGAGATCCAGGGGGAGTGCCTCCCGGAGCACGCCGCGACCGTCCAGATGCTCGGCTGCGCCGCCATCGCCCAGGCGGGCGTCGAGCTCGGGATCCGATGCCCCCTCAAGGGCGAAGCGAAGTCCGGAAGGAACTGGGCGGAGACCCACTGATGCGCAACGTCATCATGCTCGACGGGGACATCCTCATCCACCGCGCGACCGCCGCCGTCCAGAAGGAGTTCAAGTTCGCCGGCCCAGTCGCCGCCATCACCGCGGACTTCGTCGAGGCCCTCAAGATCGTCGACCGGGAGATCCTGGTCATGCGCCGCACGCTCGACGCCGAGGACGTGTTCATCGCCCTCTCTGACCCGGACTCCTCCGCCAACTGGCGCAAGCAGGTCCTGCCGTCCTACAAGTTCGACCGGACCAAGCGGGCCAAGCCCGTCCTCTTCAAGCAGATGCGGGCCGAGCTCGAATCGCGGTTCCAGACGAAGTGGTACCCGGGCCTCGAAGGGGACGACGTCCTCGGCATCTGGGTGACGTCGCCCGGCACGCCCGAGCGCGTGATCGTCTCGATCGACAAGGACCTCCGCGGCGTCCCCGGCCGGCTCTACAACCCGAACCGTCCGGCCGAGGGGATCGTCGCGATCGACCTCGCGAGCGCGGACCGGTTCCACCTGCTCCAGACCCTCATGGGCGACCGCGTCGACGGCTACACCGGGATCCCCGGCGTGGGCCCGAAGAAGGCGGAGGCGATCCTCGACGCCCAGCACCCGGCCGGGATGACGCCGTGGCAGCGCGTGTGCCACGCCTACCGCCGCGACGGCCTGACCGAGATCGACGCCTTGACGCAGGCGCGAGTCGCGCGTATACTTCGGTTCGGAGAGTGGAATCGCCGCGTCGGCGTTTGCCTCTGGACCCCTCAACAGGAGACGACATGACCGAGAGCTTCACGACCAAGGACAGCGGACAGCGGCGGACGTTCGAGACCGGCGCACGGCGGGACCAGGCCGCCGGCAAGGGCAGGTTCGACCTGCTCAACTGGGACATGATCGAGCGCGACGCGCAGCTACTTGAGCGCGGCGCCCTCAAGTACGACGACAACAACTGGCAGAAGGGGATCCCGCTCAAGTCCTTCCAGGACTCCGCGGCCCGCCACCTCTCCCAGCTGATCCGCGGGGACCGGTCGGAGGACCACGCCGCCGCGGTCCGGTGGAACATGAGCGGGTACGAGTGGACCCGCCAGCGGATCCTGGAGGGTCGCCTGCCCGAGTCGCTCGCGGCGGGGACCACGGTCGCCGGCGAGCTCCTGGGGCTCGTGGCGGTCCCGATCATTTCCGAGCTCTCCCGGTTCAAGGAGGAGGCCTCCGCCGAGTCGACCGCCCGCCAGCCGGACGACTTCGACACGGACCCCTTCTAGGAACGGCCGTCCGTCCTGCGGGACCGACGGTCCGGCGTGGGCCCAGCCAGGGGTGGCTGGGTCCCGTCGTTTCTGGGGGTATATATACCAGGGGTGGGGGCTTGCAAGAACCGTGCCATCCTAGAACCCGAACCCCCCTCGTGCCCCACCGGAGGCCCCGTGCGCACCTCGATCTCCGCCGCCACGACCACGAACCTCGGGGTCCTGGTCCTCGTCGGGGCCGCCATCTGGACGGCCGCGGACCGGTGGTTCGGGTACCAGAACAACGTCGCCGCGCAGATGGCGACGATGAACGAGCGCCTCGTGAAGATCGAGGCCCGCCTGGCGACCATGACCCGGCATCCCGCGTCCGACTAGCCCTTGGAGGGGCCCATGTCCGAATCCGAAGACCCGCGCATCCCGAAGCCCCGCGCGCTCCCGCGCTCACTCCAGAACCCCGAGGACCGGAAGGTCGAAGAGAAGCCGGCGCCCCCGCCGACCCCCAAGATCCGCCGGGACCTCGTGAAGTACCTGGAGCACCACTTCCCCGAGAAGGCCCACGTCCCCGAGCAGAGCTCCAGCGAGCGCCTGTGGATGGACATGGGTACCCGCCTCCTCGCCCTCCACCTCATCGGCCTCTCCAAGAAGCAGGCCAAGGAGTAGCCCGCCGTGTGCTTGAGCCCCGACATGCCGAAGGCGCCCCCGCCGCCCCCGCCGCCGCCCCCGCCCCCGGAGGCCACCGCGACGAAGGCGGAGCAGCCGGACGCCAGCCGGCAGGCGGAGCTCCTCGCGGCCCGGCTCGGGACCAGTTCACTCAGCATTCCTTACACGCCCATCCAAGTTCCCCGATGACGTGGACCGCCGAAGACCAACGCCAGTCCGAGCAGCGATGGCGCGCGAAGCAGTCTCCGGAACGACTTCGTGAGATCACGCGTCGCGCGAATCTGAACGCCGACGCGCGGCGCTACGGCCTCACCGTCGAGGAAATGCTCACCATGCGTCGGGCGCCTTGTGCCATCTGTGGCTCGACGAAGGAACTGAACTGCATCGACCACGATCATCGAACCGATGAAGTCCGTGGAACCCTGTGTCGAGGGTGTAACGCCGGCATTGGCTCCCTCGCCGATTCCCCTGAACGACTCCGCGCGGCGGCCGACTACCTTGAAAGGCGCCGGTAGAATCATGGCCCTTCGCCCCCTCGACGAGTCGGAAGACCCGTCGAAGGCGAGCGACGCGCAGAAGATCGCGCTCTACGTCGCGAACATGCTCCTCGCGAAGAACGTCCTGGGGAACGTGTCGATCGGCGCGGCCGACCGGCCGGTGACCGACGGGGACTTCGTGGCCTTCAAGGGCACGACGGGCCTCAAGGTCAAGGACACGGGCTACGGCCCGGCGTCCTTCGACGCGGCCGGCGCGGCTGCGGCCGCCCTCGCTGCGGCCCTCGCGGCCGACGCGGCCATCACGGCCGACGTCGAGAACCGGTTCCAGCGGTCCGAGCGCCGGGTCCTGTCGGGCGCGACCCGCACCGTCAAGGCGTGGACCAGCGACACGATCGCCGGCCCGATGCTCGTGCAAGACACCGCGATCCTCTTGGTCGAAGACGAAGGAATCCTCCAGGTAACCTAGATGGCCGGACAGATCCAACTCGTGACGGGCGCCGAACCGTCGACCCCGGCCGCCAGCACGTACGGCATCTACGTCGACTCCGCCGACGGCCTCTTGAAGATCAAGAAGCCGGACGGTTCGATCGGCCTCCTGTCGGACATCGGCCGGCAGGACAACCTGCTCCTGAACGCGGAGTTCCAGTACCTCCGCCGGCAGGTCGCCGCCACGCTCACCACGCGCTCCTCGACGACCGCGATCGTCTACGGCGCGGACCGCTGGGGCGGCGTGAACGAGAACGCGTCCGTCCAGTACGCGCAGGTCGACACGAACGGCACCGCCGAAACCGGACTCGCGGCCCGCTTCTACCTCCAGTGGAAGAAGATCACCAGCCAGGGCAAGATGGTCCTGATGCAGCCTCTGGAGATCGCGCACACGTTCCCGCTCGCGGGGCGGAAGGTGCGGTTCTCCTTCAAGGCGAAGAATAGCGTCGGCTCGCACACGCTCCGCCTGGGCCTCCTCTACATCACCACGTCCGGCACGGTCGACCAGCTTCCTTCGACGATCGCGTCGTCATTCGGCGCCGCCTCCACTGACCCGACGTGGGGTACGAACCTCACCGCGCTCGCGCCGAGCAAGTGCAGCGCGACGGGCACGGCCATCGTCGGCAACGGCGTGACGTGCACTCTGTCCTCGACGTGGACCCAATTCTCGGGCGTGTTCACCGTCCCGACCGGGTTCAAGTGCCTCATCCCCGCCATCTGGACGGACGACCGCCCGGCCGCGAACGACATCATCTTCCTCTCCGAGTGCCTCTTCAACGAGGGCGAGGATGAGCGCGTCTACATCCCGCGGCAGCCGGGCCTCGAAATGCCCCTGCTCCAGCGGTACTACCAGAAGTCGTTCGACACCGCCGTCGCGCCCGCCCAGTCCGCCGGGAACAGCGGCAAGGAGGCGTTCCTCGCGAACGTCGCGTCCGGGTCGATCACCAGTCCCCTCATCCGGTTCGTCGTCCCCCCGCGGACGTACCTGAACCTGTCGGCGGGTGGCGGTCGGACGACGCTCTACAACCCGGCGGCCGCGAACGCGCAGCTGCGGAACGAGCGGACCAGCACCGACTGCACTTCGACGGTCCTCACCTTCACCGGTGAGATCGGCTGGCACATCACCGCGACCCTCCCCGCCTCCAGCGCGATCGGCGACCTGCTCGTCATCCACTGGGACATCAGTTTCGAGATCACGGAGCTCTCCTAGACCATGTACGACAACCCCGGAAGCGAGAACCCGCCGGTCCAGGCGACCGAGAGCCAACCGCCGGCGGAGACGGTGCGCGCGCGCTACGAGCGCCTCGCCCAGATCCGGGAACCGTACCTGCGCCGCGCGCGCCTGTGCTCGAAGCTCACGATCCCGAGCCTCGTCGTCGACGCCGGGTACAACTTCGCGACTGACCTCCCCACGCCGTTCCAGGCGATGGGCGCCTTCGGCGTGAACAGCCTCGCCGCGAAGCTGACCATGACGGTCATGCCGCCGAACGCGCCGTTCTTCCAGTTCAAGGTCGAGCCGTACGTGCTCGAACAGCTGACCGGCGTGCGGATGCCGGGCGACAAGAACGACGCCCGCCAGCAAGTCGAGCAGAACCTGGTGAAGGCGTCCGAGGCGATCCTCACCGAGCTCGAAACGACCGGCTTCCGCGTGTCCCTCTACGAGGGGATGCGCCACCTCGTCGTCGCCGGGAACGCCCTGATCCAGTACGGCGTCAACGCGACGCGCGTGTTCCACATCGACCAGTACGTCGTCCGCCGGCAGCACTCGACCGGCCGCGTCCTGGAGATCATCACGCACGAGCGCCTGTGCGAGGGCGACGTCCCGCCGGAGCTCCGCGATCTCAAGGGGTCGAGCGACGGCACCGAGGCCACCGGGTCCAGCGATCCGTACTACGATCTCTACACCTGCTCCGAGTACACGCCCAAGTTCGACGACAAGAACGCGGAGATCCCGGACGGCGGGACCTGGTGCACCTACCAGGAGCTCGAAGGATGCGAGGTCCCCAACTCCCGCGAGGAGGGAATCCGGCCGGACGAGTTCGAGTACATCGCCCTGCGCGTGTCCGTGAACAGCGGCCAGGACTACAGCGACAGCTACGTGCACGAGTACATCGGGGACCTCATGTCCCTCGAAGGGCTCGCGCAGTCGATCGTCGAGGGCGCGGCCGCCAGCGCGCGCGTCATCCCGCTCGTCGACCCCGCGGGCCTCACGAACATCAACGAGATCAGCGGCGCCGCGAACGGCCAGTGGATGCCGGGCCGCGCCGTGGACGTCACGTTCGCGCAGGTCCAGAAGTTCAGCGACTTCCAGGTCGCCGGCTCGTCCGCGAAGACCTACGAGTCCCGCCTGGCCCAGGCGTTCCAGATGTCGTCGAGCGTCCAGCGGCAGGCCGAGCGCGTCACGGCGGAGGAGATCCGCTTCATGGCCCAGGAGCTCGAAGAGGGCCTCGGCGGGGTCTACACCCTGTCGTCGAAGGAGCTCCAGCTTCCGCTCATCCGCCTCGTCACGCGCCGGATGCGCGTCCAGAAGCGCCTGCCCCCGATCCCCGAGGAGATCGTCAAGCCGTCCATCGTGACGGGCATCGACGCCCTCGGACGCGGGAACGACCTCGGCCGCCTGACCCAGGCGTTCGCCGGCCTGAACACCGTGTTTCCGAACGCGGCCGCGTCCTACTGCGACGGCCTCGAAGTCACGCTCCGCTACCTCACCGCGGCCGGCATCCGCACCGAGGGGCTCGTCAAGACGAAGGAGCAACTCCAGCAAGAACAGCAGGCGGCCCAGCAGCGCGAAATGATGCAGAACGTCGCCGGGCCCGCCGCCACCCAGATCGGCTCCGCTCTGCGCGAGCGCGTCGCCGCCCAGGCCGAGCAGCAGCAACCCGCCCAAGGAGGGCAGTAACCCATGTCCGAGTCCATCGTCGTCTCTTCCCCGATCACCCCCGTCGCGGCCCCGGCCGCCCCGGTCGCCGAGACTCCGCCGGCCGCGCCCGCCCCCGAGGGCCAGCCGGCCCCGGAAGCCCAGGCGCCCGTCGGGGCCCCGAAGTCCTTGGAGCTCACGAAGCCGGCCGAACGGCCCTCGTGGCTCCCGCCGGAGTACAAGACTCCGGAGGACTTCCGCAAGGCCCACGACGACCTGCGGGCGAAGATGTCCGGCAAGGAGGGCGACAAGACCCTCGTGTCCGAGCAGGACCTCCAGGGCTACATGCAGGAGGTCGTCGGCACCGGCGCCCTGTCCGACACGAGCCGGCGCGCGCTCCGCGCGAAGGGTTTCACGGACGGCCTGATCGACCAGCACGTCGCCGGGCTCCAGGCGATCCGCGAGGGGCACATGAACCGCTTCATGACCCTCGCCGGCGGGGCCGAGAAGTACAAGGCCATGAGCGAGTGGGCCGGGTCGTCCCTGTCCGCCGCCGAGCAGTCCAGCTACAACGCGGCCGTGAACAGCGGCAACCCGGAGATCGTCGCGATGGCGGTCCAGGGCCTCCGCGCCCGGTACGAGCTCGCCGGCGCCGGCGCCCCCGCGCCGACCGAGCGGGCCCCCGTGACCCGCCTGTCCGGCGGGGCCCCCTCGGGCGCCGTGGGCGTGAAGATGTTCGCGACGATGCAGGAGCAGGTCAAGGCCCAGAGCGACCCGCGGTACGCGAGCGACCCGAACTACCGCGCGACCGTCGAGCGCATGATCGACGCCAGCATCAAGGCGGGGAAGTACTAGCCGTGCGCTCCGCCCTCCTCAAGGCCGTCCTGATCGGGGCGGGGTCCGGAGTCCTCATCGCCGCCATGACGTCGTGCGCCGTCCTCCAGACGATGGCCCAGAACGTCGAGCGGCTCCTCGCGGGCGCGGTCCTCGGCGCCCTCATGTTCCTCGTCCCCATCGGCGCCCTCGGGTCCCTGGCGCTCGCCGGGTTCTCCGGGGGTCTCGTGTGGCTCCTCTCCACCCCGGCCGTCCGCGTCGTGAACGACAAGGGCGGCCCGATCGCCCCCGGCAGCGGCGGCGGTCTGTGGGGCTTCTCGTGGCGCATGGCCCTCGTGGTCGCCGCCATCACCCTGATCCTCCGCGCGTGGGGGCACGCCCCCGTCGTCCTCCGCGCCTTCTGGGCCGCCGTGAAGCCGACGGCCCGCGCCCTCCTCGGTGGTCCCCACCGCCCGAACGGCGGCTCGTAACCCCTCCGACGAGACGCCCAGGGCCGCTCGCTCCCCGTGAGCTTGAGCGGCCCGCCTTACACCCTGTTCCGCAACGTGCGGGGCAGGGCTAGCAGCGAAGCAGACCGAAGCTCGCGACTTCACCCGACCCGGTGCGCCGGACACTCGGAAGCCATGAAGCCCGATGCGTAGGGAAGCGAGGCCGCACCCCACCTCTGCCTCTCACACAAAGGAACCGTCCAGTCTAGCCCTGTAACGGGGCCGACGACGGCAACGCTCCCATGTCGGATACCGACTTCTCCCGTCCGGGTCAATCGAACCTCAGTGGTTCGGACCGCGCCCTCTTCTACAAGAAGTTCTCCGGCGAGGTCCTCGCGACCTTCGTCCAGATGAACCGCGTGGCGCCGCTCGTGCGCCAGCGCAGCATCGCCAGCGGCAAGTCCGCGGGCTTCCAAGTCCTCGGTCGTGCGACCGCCTTCTTCCACTCCGCCGGGAAGGATATCTCCGACACGGCGAACAACCTCCTCTCGCAGATCGCGGGTGCGGAGCGCGTCATCAACATCGACTCGATGCTGATGAGCGCCGTCACCATCTACGACCTCGACGAGGCGATGAGCGAGTGGGAAGTGCGCGGCCCGTACGCCCGCGAGCTCGGTCGCGCCGTCGCGGTCATGAGCGACCGCCTCGCGATCCACACCCTCATCCTCGCGGCTCGCGCCTCGGCGACGATCTCCGGCCTCAACGGCGGATCGGTCGTGGTCGACGCGGCCATGAAGACGAGCGGCGTGGCCCTCATGAACGCCCTCTTCGCGGCGAAGGTCGACATGGACCACAAGGACGTCCCGGAAGACGGGCGCTTCGCGGTCATCAGCTGGGACCAGCACGCCAACCTGATCCGTGACCCGAGCGTGTCGATCGCGGCGACGAGCCCGACGATCACGCAGGCCACGGTCGGCTACCCGCTCCTGAACGGGGACCTCTCCAAGGCCAACGGCGACTTCGCCCAGGCGCGTCTCTACACCGCGGCGGGCTTCCTGCTCGTCCCGACGAACCACCTGCCCTCGACGAACATCACCTCCGGCGACGCCGACTTCGGCACCGGCTCGGGTGGCGCGTCCGAGCAGGGGAACGTCTACTACGGCGACTTCTCCAACACCGCGGGCGTGTGCTTCCAGTCGGAAGCGGCCGGCCGCCTCATGCTGCGCGACGCGCAGGTCGAGTCCAGCCGCGAGCACCGGCTCAAGGGCTGGCTGACCTCGATCGCGCTGGCCCAGGGCCTCGGCATCCTCCGCCCGGAGTGCGCCGTCGAGCTCGCCATCGCGTAGTCCTTCGCAGGGGCTCCGGCATCGGCCGGGGCCCCCGCCCCTTCCGTTCAACTTCTGCGCCCGTTCGTTCCGCCTGAACACCCGAGGATCCTGAACAGCCCATGAGCGCCCCCACCACGACCACGCGCCTGTCGGCGGTCAACGCGATCCTCCGGACCGTGAACGAAGCCCCCGTGTCGTCCCTCACGCCCCCGCTCCCGATCGACGCCTCGATGGCGGCCGACGTCCTCGACGAAGTCTCGCTGGAGGTCATGTCGCGCGCGTGGTCCTTCAACACGGAGTCCGACATCGAGCTCGTCCTCAACGGATCGAGCAAGTACGTGATCCCGGCGAACGTCGTGCGCCTCACCCTCGACCGTCCGAACCCGGCGCTGTGGGACCTCGTGTTCCGCGCGGACCCGGGCAACTCGGACGCCCTCACGCTATACAACCGGGCGAAGGGCCAGCACACCTTCGTCCTCCCCTCGGGCCTCAAGGCGACGATCGTCTACCTCGTCGACTTCGAGAAGACCCCGGAGACCTTCCGCCGGTACGTCCAACTCCGCGCGGCCCGCCTGTTCCGCGACCGCCTCCAGGGGCCGAGCGCGGCCGCCGAGGTCTCGCGCGAGGAGCACCAGGCCCTCGCCACGCTCCGGGAGTCCGAGAGCGACATCGAGCGGCGCACTATCTTCGACAGCTGGGGTGCGGCGCGCGTCCTGAACCGCGGATACCCGAACATCAAGAGGGTCTAGAGTGCCCCGCTTCACTCTCCCCGTCGCCTCCCTGATCCAGGGGGTGAGCCAGCAGGCCGACTCCCTCCGCCTCCCGGGCCAATGCGAGCTCATGGACAACGCGTGGGTCTCGCCGACCGACGGGCTCACGAAGCGCCACCCGATCGACCACCTCAAGAAGCTCGACGACGGCGACCTCGGCGACGCCCTGATCCACACGATCAACCGCTCGACGGACGAGCAGTACATCGTCGCGTTCCAGTCGGACGGCATCCGGGTCTTCGAGACCGACGGGACCGAGGTGGGCGTCTACGGCCCGCTGTCCGCCGGCGCCCCCTTCACGCCCGACTTCTCCTACCTGGACACGGGGTCGGAGAAGGCGAACAAGAAGCTCAAGGCGCTCACGCTCGTCGACTACACGATCCTCCTGAACCGGACCGTGGACGCCGCGATGTCGTCCGCCGTCACGGACCCGGACCCGAGCAACACGACCACGTACCTCTTCGTCCGCGGGGCCCAGTACAGCACCACGTACAAGGCGTCCCTCAAACTCACCACGGATTCGGCGGCGGTCGACTTCTCGATCACGACCTGGGACGGGAACACGCTCTCCGCCGGACTCCAGGAGAAGTGGGACCTGACGATCGCGGCCACGGGCAACACGGGCTCGACCTGGACCGTCACGATCCTCGGGAACACGGCGTCCTACACGGTCCAGGGGGGCGACACGACCGCACTCGTCGCGGCCGGGCTCACCACGGCCATCACGGCCCTCGCGAACGTCTCGGCCTCGCGGGTCGGGTCGGTCGTCACGATCACCGCCGACAACCAGGGGGTGCACTTCACCCCCGCGGTCGTCCAGGCCACGAACGGGACCTTCTCCGTCGAGGAGACCCAAGCCGGCGCCCCGAGCACCCAGCTGTCCTCCGTCGAGACCACGGCCATCGCGCAGGCCCTCGCCGACCAGATCGACGCCGACTCGCGGTACACGGCCACCGTGTCCGGGTCGGTCGTGAAGGTCGACGTCGTCAACGCGTCCGTCACCACGGACGTCTATACGTTCTCCGTGAAGCAGGTCGGCGTCGTCGGGGAGACCTGGACGCTGAACTTCGGCGCCCCGATCTCCGACTCCGCGTCCTACACGGTCCAGTCGGGCGACCACACGGCCGACGTCGCCGAGGGGATCCGCGCGGCCATCGCCGCCGGCGTCGCGGGCGTCACGGCCACGCGCGCGGGCTCGAAGCTCACGATCACGTACGGCACGCCCTCCGCCACCTACACGCTCACGGTCACGCCCCCGACGGGCGGCCAGTACCAGCTGGTCCACACGGCGATCGGCGGGACGAGCGTCCGGTCCTTCGACTCCGTGAAGGTGGACGACGGCCGGGGCGGCGCGTTCCTGATCGCCCTCTTCCGGTCGGTCGACGCGATCGACAAGCTCCCCCTGACCTGCACGGACGGGTTCAAGATCAAGATCGACGGCGGGACGAACCAGACCACGGACGACTACTACGTCCAGTTCGCGGCCGACGCGCTCGGCGCGTTCAGCAAGGGCCGGTGGATCGAGTCGTCCGGCTTCGGCGTCGCGACCGACCTCGACGCGGACACGATGCCCTGGGCCCTCACCCGGCAGCAGGACGACGGATCCGGCACGGTCACGGGCACGCCGAACGCGAAGTACTTCCAGTGGGCGCCGATCGACTGGGCCTCCAGGACCGTCGGTGACGACGAGATCACGAGCGCCCCGCACCCGAGTATCGCCGACGGCGACCCCATCGCCGACGTGTTCTTCTTCCGGAACCGGCTCGGCTTCATCAGCGGCCAGAAGGTCGTGATGTCCGAGGTGGGGGTCTTCTTCAACCTCTGGCGGACGACCGTCCAGGACGTCGTCGACAGCGACCCCATCGACATCAAGGTCCCGCACCACACGGCGATCTCCCTCTCCCACGCGGTCGCCTACAACCACACGCTCGTCCTCCTGTCGGACCACGTCAACTTCGTGCTCGACGGCCAGCCGCTCCTGACGCCGGCGTCCGTCCAGGTGTCCCCGATCCTGGAGTACATTTCCGACCGCGATGCCGATCCCGTGACGGTCGCGCAGGGGATCTACTTCCCCGCGGTCCGCGGCAGCTTCACCGGTGTCCGGCAGATGATCGCGGACCCGCAGGTCGTGAACCAGTTCCAGGTCGACGACGTGAGCATCGCGGTCCCGCAGTACGTGTCGGGCAAGGCGATCCAGTTCGCCACGACCGAGCTCGAAGGGATCCTCCTGACGCTCGCGGATGGGGACCAGTCGAAGCTCTACATGCTCAAGACGTTCATCGCGGGCGGCGCGCGCTACCAGGTCGCGTGGGGCCGCTGGGTCCTCGGCGACAACGCGCGCGTGCTCGGCATGGGCTTCATCGGGAACACGCTCTACCTCGTCGTGAACCGGCCGGACGGCACGCACCTCGAATCCTCGGAGCTCGTCTCCGGGCGGACCGACCCGGGGGCGCTCTACCTGACTCACCTCGACCGCCGGGTCGACACGCCCGACAGCGCCTACGACCCCGACACGGACCGCACGACCTGGACGCTCGACTACGAGCCCGACACGGACGAGACGTACGTCGCGGTCACGAAGAGCCCGAACGGGAACGACGGCGGCGACGTCATCGACCTCACGCTCGACGGCGGCTCCCTCGTCTCCGCGGCCGGCGACCACACCCTCGACGATGTCTGGATCGGCCAGACGTTCGAGTTCCGCTACCGGTTCTCGAAGGTCTACATCCACGCGGGCGACCCGAGCGTCGGCAAGCAGCACGTCCAGGCGAACGGCCGACTCCAGATCCAGCACGGCATCGTCCGCGTCCAGGACACGGCGGACTTCTCCGTCGAGCTCACGCCCTACCTCCGGTCGATGCTCACCGTCGAGTACACCAGCGCGAACGGACGCCACGTCGTCGCGGGCAACCTGCCCCTGATGACGGAGGAGATCCGGTTCGGCGTCTACGCGCGCGACGCGCAGATCGACCTCGTGAGCAACAGCCCGCTCCCGGCCAAGTTCGAGAGCGCGGACTTCGAGGTCAAGTACGACATCGTCGCCTTCCCCCCGTACAACAGGAGCTAGGATGACCGCAGACCTTCGCCACCCGGCCGACGACATCGAGGTTCGGGAGAGCAAGGGCGAGGACACCGTGTTCCTCGGCGAACGCCTTCGGGCAGAGGACCTCGCGGAGATCGTCGCGGCGACCGGTGAAAAGCCCGTCGAGGCGCTCGGCCGCGGATTCCTCGCCAGCAAGCCGTGCTGGACCGTGACGTGGAAGGGTGAGCCCTCCGCCATGTTCGGCGTCGTGCCGAGCGAGGACGTCGACTTCGCGCGCCTCGGCCGTGTCTGGTTCCTCGGGTCCGAGCGGGTCCGCGTGTGGGGCAAGTCCTTCTGCCGCTTCACGGCCCTCTGGCTCCAGGAAATGGGCAAGGACTTCGACGTGCTCGGCTGCGTCGTCGACGCCCGCCAGATCGCTCACCTGCGCTGGCTCAAGTCGGTCGGCTTCCGGGTCGTCCGCGTGCACAACCACTACGGCAAGCTGGGGCTCCCGTTCATCGAAATGGCCGTCCCGACCTGCGACATCAACCCGAACGGAGAGTAGAACCGCATGTGCCTCCCCCTCGCCGCCGCCGGAGCCGCTGCGCCGTACCTCCTGGGTGCGCAGACCGGGCTCTCCATCCTCGGCGCGAAGTCGCAGTACGACCGCGAGCTCGCGGTCGCCGCCGACGCCGCGGCGCAGGCCAACCGGTCCGCCGTGATCCAGTACACGCAACTCCAGACCCGGCAGATGCAGGAGGCGGCCCAGGCGGCCCAGGCCATCCGCACGAACGCGAACAAGGCCCGCATGGCCGAGGGGACCCTCCGGGTCTCGATCGGCGAGTCGGGCATCGGCGGGAACACCGCGGCCGAGCTCCACGCCGGGTTCGAGCGCAGCGCCTCGGAGTACGAGGGCGCCGTCATCCGGAACAAGGCCTTCCTCGACGCGAACTTCAAGGACCAGGCGACCGCGATCCAGGAGGGCGCGCGCGCCGAGGCCGCGCAGGCCTACGCGAAGGTCCAGCCGCCGAGCTACCTCGGCATCCTCTTGCAAGGGGTCGGGTCGTACCTGAACCTCTCGATGCAGAACAAGGAGCTCTCCCCGATCCACGCGAACGTCCCGGGGTCGAGCCCGGTCGCGGGGGCGGACCCGGGAGCGCCGATCGGGGACTTCACGACCAGCCGAACGGAGAACCAGTATGCCTAGGGTGCCCGTCAACTACGACCCCGGCGAGCCGTCGCTCCGCCCGGCCCAGTCGGTCCTGCCGATTCCGTACGCGCCCATGCTCCCGCGAGCGGCGGCGCTCCCATTCGAGCAGCTGGCCGGCCTGTCGGGCACGCTCGCGAAGATCAGCCTCCAGCAGAAGGAGCGCCAGAATGAGGCCGAACTGGAGATCGGCCGGAAGCTCGGGAACGACGCCGGCGACGACCTGATCGACCAGCTGGCCGCGGCCCACAAGAACATGGGGGAGGTCGAGTACCAGAAGCAGCTGAACCAGGCCGCCTTCCTGAACGCGGAGAAGAAGGGCGACATCACGCCCGCCCAGAACGAGTGGCGCACGGTCGGGTTCACCCAGTCCGCCGCGCGGCGCGTCATGTCGAAGTACGAGTCGGACCTGATCGCCGCCCAGCAGCAGGCGACGGCCGTGGTCGACAAGGACGGCAACCCGACCCCCGCGAAGCCCGTCGAGCAGGTGATCCAGGAGACGTGGGCGAAGTACAAGGACAACCCCTTCTTCCAGGACTACTACGGCGCCAAGGAGTCGAACGGCCTCAAGGTCGCGATCGACTCGCGGTACCGGCAGGATGCGGCGAACAAGCTCGCCGGGAACATGGCGAAGGAGTACCAGGACAACACGGCGAACGAGTTCAGCCGCTGGGCGACCACGCAGTTCCAGAAGGGCCAGACGGACGAGGAGACCCTCGCGAACTTCTCGAAGATCGCGAACGAGCACCGGCTCCAGGGCGTCGACGTCGCGAAGGCGGCGATGGACGGCTTCCGGATCGCGGCAGCCAACGCGGCCGCGGCGGACGACGGCTCCGGCCTGTCGCACGCGTCGACCCTCCTGCGGCTCGTCCAGAACGCGAAGGTCGGGAACCTCACCATCGGCGAGGACGCGCGCACGGGCCCGGAGATCAAGGACCTCATCCAGCACTACGACAACGAGGCCACCCGCTTGAAGCAGATCAAGCTGGCCGGCATGGAGGCCGAGGAGCAGCTGCACGCGCGTCAGGCCGCCTCGAACATGGATCAGGCCCTCTCGGCGGCGAAGGCCGCGCAGGGCGCCTTCGGGTTCCCGCCGGTCGCGCAGTCCGCCGAAATGGACCGGTACATCAACCAGTACGCGGCCGAGCAGAAGGGCGGCGAGCACACCCGCGCCGACGTCCAGTACCTCCGCCAGATCCAGCGGTCCGTGTTCGCCGGCGACAGCGACGCCAAGGTCGAAGAGATCCTCGGCTCCCTGAATCGCTCGAAGGACGCCGCGAAGGCGCAGGACCTCCTCGACGCCGAGCTCGCCCAGGGGACCATCAGCGCCGGCGACCGCTTGAAGGTCCAGGCAGAGATCAACAACTTCCACCGCGTCGAGCCGCTCCTCGACTCCCCGTCCGCCAAGGCGACGGCGTCCCGGCTCGCGTCGGCCGCGTCGACCCCCGGCCTGCCCACGGGCGCCGGCGAGTCGTGGCAGCGCGAGGCCGCCGACAAGATCAGCGAGTTCAACGTCGCCCAGGCCCAGGAGGCTCGCAAGGTCGCCGGTCTGCCCGAGGCCGAACGCTCGGACCACATGGACGCGTGGAACAAGGAGCACGGCGACGCGCTCACCAAGCAGCTGCGCGAGGGCGCGGACGGGATGCGCAACAAGTACGTCGACACGGTCAACACCATCGTCGGCTTCTCGAACAAGCTCCAGCAGATCCCCGAGGAGCTCCTCACCCTCGACAACGGGCTCGCGCCCGAGCAGATCGGCCAGTGGAAGGCGAAGAACCGGGAGAACGCGGACCGCCGCGCGAACCAGGTCGATCGCAACAATGCCGCGTTCAATCGCACGATCGAGCTCTTGAAGACGGCCGTGCTGTCGTCGGCGAAGGGACAGAACCTCGAAGTCGCCGACCAGGCCGGCCTCGCCATCGCCCTTGAGACGGACACGCGCCGCAGCCTGCTCGGCATCTACGACGCCGCCACCGCGGCCGCGACGGACCCCTCGAAGATCGAGGAGGACTTCAACAAGCGCGTCCTCGACTACACGGACAAGCGGTCGAAGGAGATTCTCGGGAACAAGGCGAGCGAGTGGGTCCCCTACTTCCGCCCGGTCGCCGAGGGCGGCAAGGGCAAGACCGCCGAGGAGGCCATCACGGCCGTCACGTCGGACCGCAACAACGTCGCCGCCGCCGACCGGATCCGCGCGATGCCCTCGACGAACCGCGAGGCCCTCGCGAAGGAAATGGTCGCCCCGATGGCCGCCGACCCGAACGTTCCCAAGGACGTCGCGAAGGTCGTCGAGTCCTACCACACGGGCGCGGGCACCGGCCTGTGGGGCCTCTTCTCCCCGAACACGGTCGACGACGCCCGGGTCGCGGTCTACGACGGCTCCAACGCCGTGCTCCGCCGGACCGACTTGAAGGACACCGAGCGGCAGGACGCGATCACGAACATGCACGCCGCGGTCGGGATCCCGGCCGAGTCCCTGCTCAAGGGGTCGATCACGCTCGCGCTCCCGCCGTCGCACGTCAAGGCCCTGGAGAAGCTCGCGTTCGAGTACCGCCAGATCACGGGCTACAGCCCCGACACGACGCGCGCGTTCGAGAAGTCGCACCCGGAGTACTACGCCCAGCGGAAGCAGGCGCGCGACATCATCGACACGTACCTCAAGGCGCCGGCGCCCGAGTCGCCCATCCGCGACAACACCGTGAACCTCTACACCACGAAGATGTTCAAGGACAACGCCGAGCTCAAGACCTGGTTCGACAATCGCCGCGACGACCTTCGGGCCATCGCGGAGAAGCACGGGATGCCCACGACCGACCAATCCCTCCAGCGCCTCTTCGACGCGCAGCTGGAACTGAACACGCGGAGCGACCAACTTGCCCGATAGCCTCCTCCCCGAACCGACGCCGACCCCGCTCGACTTCTCGATCGAGGGCGGACTCCAGCGGAACCAGCAGTACCGCGGGCCCATCGACTCCGCCGCGAAGGCGGCGAACGACGGGTCCTGGTTCGACCTGGGCGACATCGCGGCCGCGCCGTTCCGCGGGGCGGTCGACGCCGTGCACGGGGTCTACGGACTCGCGGACACTCTGACGGGCGACGCGCTCCCCGACTGGGAGAGCCCGCTCGGCCACTCGCACACGTTCCTCGGGTCGGCCCTCGAAGGCATCGCCCAGTTCTCCGTCGGCTTCCTCCCGCTCGGCGGGGTCGGCAGCTTCGCCGGCCTACTTCCCGAGCTCGGCGAGGGCGCGGGCCTCCTGGCGAACGTCGGGCGTGCCGCGGCCGGCGCGGGCATCACGGCGTTCACCGCGTTCGAGGGGCACGACAAGCGCCTCTCGGACCTGATCCAGTCCGTGCCCGCCCTCCAGAACCCGATCACCGCCTTCCTCAAGTCGGACGAGTCGGACTCGGAGCTCTGGGGCCGCCTCAAGAACGGCCTGGAGCAGGCGGGTCTCGCGGCCGCGATCGAGCCCCTCTTCTACGGCCTCAAGGCCTACAAGGCCAAGCAAGCCGCCGCGAAGGCCGACGGGGCCGTCGCCGAGGACGTCGCGAAGGCGGGCGCCGAGCACAACGACGGGATCCAGCGCGGCCTCAAGGGCCTCGATGAGGGCACGCCCGCCACCCCCCCGGACACCCTCGGGCCCCCGTCCACCACGGGATCCCCGGCCGCCACCGCCGGCGAGGCCACCGCCGACCTCCCGGGCGCCGACCCGGCCGTGCCGGTCCAGCGGGCCCCGAAGGTCCCCGAGGGCGCCCCGAAGGTCGAGGAGGGCCCGCCGGTCGAGCAGAAGCCCCTGGGCGCCCCGCCGATCGACGCGAGCCCGGCCGAGCGCCAGAACTGGGGCCTCCGGACCCTCGGGTTCGACGAGGACGCCGTGAAGGGCCTGGTCGCCCGCATGGGTGAGAAGGAGGCCGCCGCGCCCCACCTCTTCACCCCCGAGGGCGCCGAGTTCGGCCCGAACGTCCGCACGACCCCGGAGACCGACAAGCTCCTCGCGGGCATCAGCGAGCGGGACATCAACCTCACGGCGTTCAAGAACAAGGACGGCGTGCCGGTCCTCCTGTCGGCCATGAGCGAGGCGATCCTCCCGGCGATCCGGAAGGACTTCTCCGCCCTCGATCCGCACACGATCGCGAAGATGAACCAGGAGGCCTTCCAGCAGGTCGGTGAGATCGTCGGGCAGACGCCCGAGCGCGTCCAGGAGGCGATGCTCCGCCGCGTGCACGCCGGCGTCGACCAGATCGCCGAGCTCGGCGCGACCGCCCGGGCCAGCAAGACCCTGCTCGACATCGTCGCGCGGAAGAACGTCGACCACCTCGGGTACGTCCAGCAGCTGTTCGACAAGGCGCCGGGCGTGACCGGCAACCTCGACCTGGAGCTCGTGCGCGCGGACTACAACCTCCGGTACCACGCGGCCCTCCAACTCGGCGTGCAGGGCATGTACTCCGAGCTCGGCCGCGCGCTCCGTGGCGCCCAGGACATCACCACCGGTCTGTCGATGGGGGACTTCCTCGCGAAGGCCTCCGAGGCCGGCGGGATGGCGAACCGGCTCCCTGAGTTCGACGCGGCGCTCGCCTCGAACCCGAAGGCCCTCGCGGCCCAGGTCAACGCCCTCGGCGGGCGGGACTTCCTCATGGGCCAGATGGCGAAGATGAAGCTCGCCTACGCCGACGGGAACACGGCCGCGCTGTCGAAGCTCGCCCGGATGACGGCGGCCGCGAAGGTCGCCGCGATGACGAAGGAGTTCTGGATCTCCGCGCTCCTCGGCTCCCCGAAGACGATCCTCACGAACATCCTGTCCCAGACGGGCAACAGCATCTACGGGCCCTACGAGAAGATGATGGGCTCGCAGCTGGTGAAGGGGTACAACGGCCTCCGCGGGAACGCGATCGAGGCCGCGGCCCAGGAGCCGGTCATGCGCGCCGCGATGGCCCAGGCCACCGAGAACGCGCACTCGATCCCGGACCTCCTCAAGCTCGGGAAGCTCGCGACCGAGCAGGACATGGCGATCCGCGGAACGGGCAACGCCCTGCTTGACCCGGCGCAGCGCCAGGCCGCGATCACCGCCCAGAACCTCGGCATGGACCCGAACAGCGTCGGCGGGAAGGTCGTCGACTTCCTCGCGAACGCCCTCCGCCTGCCGACGAAGATCCTCGGCCGGTCGGACCAGGTCATCACGCAGATCAACGCCCGGACCTACGCGAAGTCCTGGCTCCGCGAGGAGGCCCTGTCGAAGGGCATCCCGATCGCCGAGCACGACGCCTACATCGCCGGCCGGATGGACCAGATCACGACCGGGCACCAGTTCAAGACCGTCGAGGCCGTGACGCAGCAGGCCTACGAAGAGGCGGCCGCGCACGGGCTCACCGACCCGAAGCAGATCGCCGACTACGCCGGGCGACGGATCAACACGCTCTTCCCGGTGAACGACCAGGGCCTCGTCGAGCGGGCGATCTCCTACGCGCGCGACCGGAACTTCACGACGCCCGCCGAGCCCAACTCGATCTCCTGGTTCCTCCAGCGCATGTCGGCCCAGCACCCGATGATGACGGCGATCATGCCCTTCATCAACACGCCGATCAACCTGCTCAAGTGGACCGGCCAGCGCCTCGACGCCTACGGGCTCGCGAGCTACATGGTCGGCAAGGACCACGGGATCTTCGAGACGGGCGCCGTGAACCGCGACGGCACGATCGCCGTCACGAAGAACCGCTTCCTCCGTGAAATGCTCTCCGGCGACCCCGAGCAGAAGGCGAACGCCGTCGGGCGCCTGGCGACGGGCGCGGGCCTCGCGACGCTCGCGGCCACCGCGGCGTACAACGGCCTCATCACCGGCCGCGGGCCCGAGGACCCGAACGAGCGCAAGGCGTGGCTCGCCGCCGGTAACCTCCCCTACGCCGTGAAGACGAGCGCCGGGCACGTCCAGTTCTCCCGCCTCGACCCGGTCGCCACGATGTTCGGCGCCGCCGCCGACGTCATGGACACGATCCGGCACATGCACGAGGAGGACCAGCCGTTCGCGAAGAGTCTGATGCACGGCCTCGGGATCGCGTTCGCGAACAACATCACGCAGAAGTCGTACCTCACCGGGATCCAGAAGATCACGGAGGTCCTGACCGACCCGGACAAGAACATGGGGAACTACCTCCAGTCCTTCGCCGGCTCCTTCGTCCCGAACACCCTGAACGCCGCCGTCGGACCCGCGGGCGACGACTACACCCGGGAGATCGGCGGCATGGTCGACGCCGTGCGCGCGCGCATCCCCGGCCTGTCGACGGCCCTCCCGCCGCAGCGCAACCTCATCGGGGAACCGATCCAGCGCACGACCGCCGTCGGCTCGAACGTGAACCGGTGGGCGGACTTCCTGCTCCCGGTCGCCTTCAAGCAGACCTCGGACGACGTCGTCACGAGCGAGCTCGGCCGACTCGCGTACCCCTTCTCCCCGCTCTCGAAGACCGTCAACGGGCAAGACCTGACGCAGGTCCCGGCCGGCTCGACGAACGCCTACGACCGCTGGGGCGAGCTCACGGGCACGGTGCGCCTCGGCGGGGACACGCTCCGCGAGAAGCTCCGCCGCCTCATCGGGTCCCGGCAGTACCAGGCGCTGGAGCCGGACATCGTGGACAAGAAACTGTCCCCGCGCGCGGACCGGATCAACGCCGTCCTCCACGACTACCGCGCCGCCGCGTTCGAGCAACTCCAGAAGGAGAACCCGAAGCTGCGGCAGTACAACCAGACCTTCGTGAACAACCGACAGCGTCTCCGGTACGGGCTCGAACCGAGCATCCTCCCGGTCATCGCGGAGCAGTAACATGACCCAGAAGCCCGACGACCTCGACGTCTTCGCGGACCTGCACGAGCGGCTCGCCGCGGAGTTCCACGCCCGCCTGACGAAGGGCGCGTGCGCCCACTGTGGGCGCGTGCCCGCGACCGTCCAGGAGCTCGAAGCGATCCGGAAGTTCCTCGTGGACAACGGGATCACGGACGGCGTTCGACCGAAGACCCCCCTGCGGTCGCTCGTCGACGACATGCCCTTCGGCGCCGGCGACCCCGAGGCGAACATCGACCGTCCCGCGAAGCAGGTGTCGTAGTGCGCTGGCCCGTCGAGACCGAGACGACGATCTCCCTCTTCAAGGACAACCCGGGCTTCAAGGACTTCCGGAACTACCTGGCCTACGTGTGGAAGGCGCTCAAGCACCCCGCGCCGACGCCGGTCCAGAACGAGATGGCCTGGTTCCTCCAGCACGGCCCGACGCACCTCGTCATCGAGGGGTTCCGCGGGGTCGCGAAGACGTGGATCACGGCGACGTACGTCACCTGGACTCTGGGGTGGGACCAGACCAAGAACATCCTGATCGTCTCCGCGTCCAAGGGGTTCGCGGACAACGTCTCGACCTTCATCACCGGCCAGATTGAGGAGGCCGTGCCGGGGCTCAAGGAGCTCACGAGCAACGGCCGGTCCCGCCACGGCAAGTCCCTCTTCGACGTGCGCCTGGCGCCCGCGAGCAAGGACGCGTCCGTGTCGAGCGTCGGGATCACCTCCCAGCTGAACGGGTACCGCGCGGACCTCATCATCCCTGACGACGTCGAGACCTCGAACAACTCGCTCACCCCCGGCGGGCGCGAGCTCGTCGAGCTCCAGTCACGCGAGTTCGGCGCCATCCTCAAGCCCGGCGGCCGCACGGTCTACCTCGGGACCCCGCAGACCGAGCAGTCCCTCTACAACACCCTGGTCGACAAGCGGCACTACGAGGTCGTCGTGTGGCCGGTCATGTACCCGACCCCGAAGCAGCGGGCGGCCCTCGGCGGCCGGCTCGCGCCCTCGCTCGCGAAGGCCCTCGACGAGGGGCGCGCGCTCCCCGGTGAGCCGACCGACCCGACCCGGTTCGGCCCCCTCGTCATCGAGGAGAAGCGGGCCCTCTACGGCCCGACGGGCTTCGCGCTCCAGTACATGCTCGACACGTCCCTCGCGGACGTCGGGCGCTACCCTCTCCGCCTGTCCAGCCTGATCCTGCTCGACTTCCCCGACGAGGTCGGGCCCGAGCGCATCATCTACTCGAACGCGCCGGGTAGCGAGCGCCGGGACGTCCCGTGCTACGGCCTGAACGGGGACCGCTTCTTCGGGGGCGTCCTGCCCGACAAGTGCCTGTGGGTCCCGTGGCAGGGCTCGGCCATGTACGTCGACCCGTCCGGCACCGGCAAGGACGAGACGGCGTACTGCGTCTCGAAGCAGCTGAACGGGCAGGTCTACATCCCCGAGTGCGTCGGCCTCGAAGGGGGCTACTCGGACGCGGTCATGTCCGTGATCGCCGGCGCCGCCCTCCGGAACAAGGTGAACCGCATCGTCGTCGAGGCCAACTTCGGCGACGGGATGTTCGAGAAGCTCCTCCTCCCGCACGTCCAGAAGCTCGGCTACCCCGTCGCGATCGAGTCGGTGAAGGTCACGAAGCAGAAGGAGCTCCGGATCCTCGACGTGCTCGAACCGGCGATGGCCCAGAGGCGAATCGTGGTCGCCCCGGACGTGTTCCTGCGGGACGACTACCTCTCCCCGGGTCGCTCGACGGAGACCGCGCACCACTACCTGCTCGCGCACCAGATCACCCGGCTCACCCGCGAGCGCGGGTGCCTCCAGCACGACGACCGCGTGGACGCCCTCGCCGGCGCCGTGGGCCTCTGGACCGACTCGATGGCGAAGGACGTCGACAGGGCCTCGAAGGCGACCCGCGACCGCCACTTCGACGAGGCGATCGAGGGCTTCCTGGAGCGCGCGACCCGGAACCAGCGCCGCCCGAAGACGTTCGTGACGCCCCGCGGCACCCCCCGTCCCAGCTGATCCCACGAGGATCAGCAGAGGCACGCAAGAACCGTGCCATCCTAGAACCCCCCGGACCCCTATGGGGCCCCCTGACCCCCTGGAGTCCCCATGACCCGCTCCCTCGACCGCACCCGCGACTACGTCGCCGGGAACACCACCTGGACCGTCGCCCTGCTCGTCACCTCGCCGGGCCCCGTGGGGACCGCCTGGACCGTCCGGCTGGGGGGCCGGGTCGCGTCCTACACGACGGTCTTCGGGGACACGACCGCCCTGGTCGCCGAGGGGCTCAAGCTCGCGATCGACGCCCTGGACGGCGTCTCGGCCTCGCGGTCGAGCTCGACCGTCTCGATCACCACGGACGCGGACGCCACCTGCGGGTTCGACTCGGACTTCGGGGCCGCCTCGTGGGTCGCGACCGAGGGCAGGACCCTCACGATCACCGCCCCGGGCGCCACCGGGGTCGTCTGGACCGCGCACGTCCTGGGGCTCACCGCGACGTACACCGTCCAGGGGGGCGACACGGCCACCCTGGTCGCCACGGGCCTGAACGCGGCCATCGACGCCCTCGCGGGCGTCACCTCGACGCGCTCGGGCGCCGTCTGCACCGTGACCTACGCCACCCCGGTAGACCTGGCCCAACGACTGGAGGTCACGAACGACGGCGCGGGCACCTCGACGAACGTCGCCGTGGCCGACCCGGCGGTCACGCGCACGGCCACGCCGGCCTCGGGGACTCCGGGGTTGCAGCAGGTCTACAGGAGCGTCTAGATGAACACCCAGAGCACCCTCGACCGCCTCACGCTCGCCTGGGCCCGCTGGGCCCCGCGGGCCCTCCTCGTCCTCACGATCGCCGTCGGGTGCGCGCGGCCCGACGCGGCCCGGCAGGACCTGCGGTTCTTCAAGGGCGGGCAGAGCCCGCTCACGATGACGCCGGAGGAGATCCTGAACCTGGAGCTCGCCCGGCTCCACGAGCACGTCCAGCCCGACGGGCCCGTCGGCGTCCAGTGGGTCGACGGCCTGATCGAGTCCGAGCACGCCCTCGCCGTGACCCGGCACATGGGCCCGGGCTTCCTGATCCAGCTGGACCGCAGCCTGACCGGCTTCGTCCTGGCGGACACCCTCGTCCACGAGTGGGCGCACGCCCTCGCGCCGTCCGCGGACCACGAGCAGTACGTCGCGAACTGCGGGGGCCACGGGGCCCAGTGGGGCATCGAGTTCTCCAGGGCCTACCGGGCCGTGTGGATGAACGTCGACACCCCCGACGAGCTCGCGCTCCCCCTCGCCCCCCCGGAAGGGAGTGATCCGTGCCCGAACCCCAAGACCCCGACGATGGAACCGTCCCCGTCGGAGGGCCCGTCGACGACGGGTCCACTCAGCCTGCCCCGCCGCCCCTAGACGGCGGGACTGTCCACCCAACCCCACCCGAAACCGAGACCACCATGAGCTCTTCTTCGTCCCGCCGCTACCCCTCCGTCGCTTCGGAGTCCGTCGTCCACCCCGAGTACAAGGCCACCGTGACCAACGCAGGCGCCGCCGACGACGTCGTGACCGCGACGTACCAGGGCGCGCGCAAGATCGTCATCACCGCCGCGGGCGCCGCGGACACCGTCTGGACGTTCACCCACAAGGGCCGCTCCGTCAAGTACACCGTCATCAACGGCGACACAGCCGCGGTCGTCGCGACAGCCCTCCTGGCCCTCATCAACAACCGCTGGCCGGGTGAGCTCAAGGCGGCCCGCTCCAGCGCCACGCTCCGGCTCGTCGTCCTCGACCGCTCGGACCAGGTCCCGTCGGTGTCCAACTCGGGCGCCGGCACCGCGACGAACGTCGCGGGGATCAAGTACACGGTCGTGTCGATGGACACGGCGACCCTCGTCGCCGACGGCCTGTGCACCGAGGCGGCCCTCTTCCCGGACCTCGCGTCCTCGGACAACTCGGGGGCGGACATCCACCTCAAGTCGTCCAGCGACGTCCCGGGTGCCGCGCCGACCTTCGGCGTGACGGGCACCGTCGCGGTCGGGGCGGTCACGGCCGTCTCCGCGAGCGACACGACCGGCTGGGGCATCCAGACCGTTCGCCAGAGCTAGGTTCCGCGCGCACGTCACGGGCATCGGAGGATCCCCCTGTTGAAGGGAACCTCCGATGCCCGGTGTGTACCGCGGGTACTGGTGCGCCGACGATGACCCGTGTGATGAGGAGGAGGACGAGGACGACGAGGAGTCGAGCCTCTTCGAGACCGTCGAGACCGATCAGGAGTAGGACATGCCGATCAACCACGTCAAGGGCGGCTACAAGTGGGGCAAGCACGGTCACGTCTACCCGACGCGCGCCGGCGCCGTCCGACAAGCAGCCGCCGCGCACGCCCACGGGTACCGCGAGAAGGGCGGCCACTCCAAGGCCCACGGGGAGGCGATGAAGGGGCACAAGGGGAAGTAGTGCGGACGCCGGAAGTCGAGATAACGTCCCGGGAGGACCGGGCACGACGTCGACTCCTCTGGCGCTGCGCCTTCTGTCGAGCAAACCGCGGGGAGAACGCCAACCGGCGACCCGCCCACGGACGAACGAAACCGAAGTACAAGGAGCACCGACGACCATGACCGAGAAGGCCAAGAAGACCCCGATCCCGTTCCGCCCGTTCACCGACCCGGCCCGCCGGGGCACGCCGCTGGAGTCGACGTGCCAGGTGTACGAGCCGCACAACTATAACCGCAAGCTCCTGGAGTCCCAGAGGGAACGAGGGGTGCCCGCGAACATCCCGCAGGTCCCGACGCTGGGGCGAACGCACACGATCGCCATCCGGAAGCCGAAGCAGCTGGACCTCGTCGCGAAGGCGAAGGCCATCCGCGCGGCGATGAAGGAGGCGGAAGCGGCTCTCGAAGTGCAGGGCGACGTCCTCCCGGACAACAGCATCCCCTTCGAGGAGCTCGACGGCTAGCCACGCGCGACCCGCTCGCATTTCAGTGTAGAAAATGCGAGCGGGTTACGTGGTGCGGGCCGCATGGTGGTCCCCCCCTGGGGCCATCGAACCCAGAGAACGCGCGCGCGTGCGCAAGATGGAGCGCGCGATGGATGGAACGCGTCTCCTTCTGGGCCTCCTGGGCCCTGCGGCCCTCCTCGGACCCCTTGGCGGCCCGGGGAACGGGCTCCGCGAGGGATAGTCCATCCCTCACGGCACGGCCCGAGGGTGCCGGAGGGTCGCATCGGGCTCCATCGGGGTGCGGGGAGAGCGGCCGACAGTGGGCCGGGGTGCCGTTTTCCGCGAGGTCCCGGATTCCCTCATGTTCTCGCGTTCGGTTCGCCGATGGATCCGGCATTGCGGGGTACAATGGGACGGACAATCGCATGGATAGGGGCAGGACTCACGGTCGCGACCGTCGCGGCCCTCCTGCTCGCGCACGTCTCGGCGATCCTTCACGCTCACGGATGGGGCTCATGAACGCACAATCGGGAATCGGGTACCTCGCGAAACTCATCGGGACCAAGGTCCGGATCACGGCCGACGGATGGGCCGCCGTGGTCGACGTCCACGACGTCAAGCAAGCCTATGGGGTCGCGCGGATCCTCGTCTCGCAGGACGGCGGGACGGCCCGATGGATCGACGCGTCGCGGGTGACGTCATGATCTGCGCTCGCGTCCATGCGGCGGCCCGGTCCATGCTCGCGGCCGTCACGGCCGATTGCGCCCTCCGGGGTATCCGGGCCCGCGTGGTCCCGAACGCCCCGAGCACGCTCGCGGCCCTCCTCGCGGCCGTCGAGGTCGACGCGGTCGGGCCCGTGGTCCCGGTGTCGGGCGAGCACGTCGAGGGCGCCCTATTCGGCCCGAACGGGAACGCTCGCGTCCGCGCTTGGCACGACGTCGAGCACGTCGAGGGCCGCCTACCCTTCACGCTCGCGGGCGAGGTCGTCGCCTCCGCTCGCGCGGTCGCCCGCCTCCGGGCCCTCGGGGCGTCGCCGGACGCGTGCACGCTCGCGGACGTCGAGGTCCGAGGGCAGGTCTCCTACCGGGCCCGCCACGGCGCCTTCCCGGTCGATCAATCGGCCTTCACCCTTCACGCGTTCCGATACGGTCTCCGCGCGGCGGTCGAGCGCGGCGGATTCTAGTCTCACCCTTCGACTCTGGAACCTACCATGAAACACGTTCGGATTACGTTCTACATCGGGCTCGCCCGCAAGGGTGATCCCTCCCTCCTCGACCGGGACACGGTCGACGCTCGCGCGGGCGCGGTCGCGCGCTTCTTCGGCCGTCAGTACGCATCCGGCACGTTCACGCGGGCGGATGGGTACTGGCTCGGGACCGCGGAACCCTCGTGCACGTTCACGACCGTGCGGCCCTCCGCGGGCCTCGACGTCGAGCGCGCGGCGGCCGTCGAGGTCGCGGGGTACCTCGCCCGCCTCCATCGGCAGGACGCTATCGGGGTGGAGGTCGCCCCGGTCGCCTTCGACCTCGCGACCGCGGAGCACGCCCCGAGGGTCGCGGGCGGCCGGTACGCTCGCGAGCTCGACGCGGAGGAGGCGGCCGGCCGTGGGTAGCCTATCCCTCCCCAAGCGCGACCGCGCCCACCTAGAATGCGTCGCGGAGTACGCGGGCCGCATCCTCGGGGCGGAGCGGGCCTCCCGGCGCATGCTCACGGCGGAGGGCCGCGCGGTCGCCCTCGCGTGGTACCGGGTCGAGCGCGGGCGCCTAGAGGTGCTCGCGTGGGAAGTACGGGACGCTCGGGGTCTCCGGTCCGACGACCTCACCCCGGAGACCGTCATCGCGGCCGCCGCGACCCTGTCGCCCGCAACCTCGTGGCACCTCCTGGTAGCGGACCTGCCCGCGTTCATCCTCGCGGCCCTCGACGGGGACCCCTGCCCGCCGTTCGCTACGTACGGGGCCCAGCGGTCCAAGGCGGCCCGCATCATCCGCGAGCGTCTCGGGGTCTCCGCCGTGACGGGGCCCAAGGTCTCCGCGTTCGCCCGGGCCCTCGCGGGCGACGTCTCCGCCGTGGTCGTCGACCGGCACGCGGCCCGGATCGCCCTCGGGGATGACGGCATCATCGGGGTCCCGCGGGCCGTCCTGCGGGCCGTCCAGGACGCCTACACGCTCGCGGCATCCCGCGTCGGGGTCGACCCGGCAGGCCTCCAAGCCCTCGTCTGGGTCGCCCGCGTCGGTTTCGGGGGCGAGTACGGACCGCCGGAAGGGCGCACGGAATAAGAACTTACGACCGCACGACCCGACGATAGAGAGCCTCTATTGGCCCCGGAGCCTCCGCCGGGGTAGGGTTCTCCGGACGAGGGAAATTCTCCCTCCTCCGCAGACCTCTACCGAAGGAACCCATCATGTCGCACGAAATCACTTCGACCGACGGCCTCGTTCTCGCGCGCACCGGCGCGTGGCACGGGCTCGGGCAGGTCCTCCCGCAAGCCCCGACCGTCCGCGAGGCCTTCCGTCTCGCGGGCCTCGGATGGCGCGTCGAGCGGTCGCCGATCTACATCGACCGCGCGGCCGTCATCCCGTCCGGATCCAACCCCGTCGACCTCGACGGGCCCGCCTCCGCGGACCTCTACCGATCGCCCGACAAGGTCGCCCTCGTCCGGTCGGACACGGCGGACGTCTTCGAGGTCGTCGGCAAGGGGTACGAGGTCTTCCAGAATGACGAGCTCGCGGACCTCGTCGAGGGCCTCTCCCGCGCCAAGGCTACCCAGCTGGCCGAGACGGCCGGAAGCCTCCGCGGCGGTCGGAACGTCTTCGCCCTCGTCCCGCGGGGCGAGTACCTCGCGGACGGCGCGGGCGGGTCGGACCTCGTCCGGAACTTCCTGCTCTTCTCGAACAGCCACGACGGGACGGGCTCCCTCATCATCCTGCCGACCGAGGTCCGCGTGGTCTGCGCGAACACCCTCGCGATGGCGACCGCGGGCGTCCGGATCCGGCACACCCTGAACGCCCGGGACCGCGTCGCGGAGGCGGTCGCGGCGATGAACGTCCTGGACAAGGCGGCCGGCGAGCGCCGGACGACCGTCCAGCGTCTCGCGTCCACCCCGATGACGGAGGAGGACCGCCGGATCTTCTTCCTCAAGGTCTACGAGCGGGCGTTCGGGGCCCTCCGCGGCACCCCGACCACCGCGACCGACCGGGCGGCCCACGAGCGCGCGCAGGAGACGATTGGCTCGTGGCTCGCGAACCTGGACAGCGCCCGGACCTACCAGACCGGGACCGTCTGGCACGCCTTCAACGCCGTGACGGAGTGGTCCGACCACGCCCGCCGGGTGAAGGGCGACAGCCGTGACGCCCGGGTCTACTCGAACCTGCTCGGGACCTCCGCCGGCTTCAAGGAGGAGGTCTTCGAGCTCGCGACGCAGGCGGCCGGCTAGGGTTCCCCGGCCGTCCTCGCGGGCCCGGCTCCTCGGAAGGGGGGTCGGGCCCCTCTCATTTCAGGACGTTCATCCGGGACCGCGGACGCACGCGCGAGGGCGAGCCTGACGCGGAAGGCACGTTTCCGGTCCGCGTCGATCCTAGGCCCCCTACAGGAGGCGGAGGAGCCTCCTGCGCGTCAGGGGGCGAGCGCCCGGCAGGGCGACCCGGCGAGGAACCGCCGGAGCTCGTCGACGACCGTCCGGCGGGCGTGGTCGGCCGCCCCCTGGGGATCCCGGTCGAAGGGGTTCGAGGCGACGTTGGACCGCGCCGCCCGCCCGCAGTTCGCGCAGTTCCCCGAGGCCTCCAGGACGTCCATCGGCATCATCGGGGACGGGGTGGAGCGGATTCGCACGGTGTCGACCGCGAGCACGCACCCGCCGCTCGACCGCCGGGGCGCGGGAACGCCGGCCTCCTCCCGGGCGATGTCTCCGGCCGTCCCGCGGCCGCGCATCCCCGCCTCGTGGCGCCGGCGCATGATGTCCCGGAGCCGGGCGTTCGCCTGGGGGTTCGACCCGAGCCCGCGTGCGACCGGCTCGATCTCCCGGGCGCAGTCGTGGCACACGGGCTCGCCCATGACCTGCCCGCCCCCGTAGGGCCCGGTCGCCGGCTTCCCGCAGCCCGCGCAGGGGAGCCCGGCGTGCCCGTAGATCCTGCGGTCGAGCTCGGACCAGTCGATGCCCCCGGGCGGGATCGCCCCGATCTTGCCGATGGCCTCCGCGAGGCGGTCGGCGTCACTCTTCGCGGACTTCACCGGCCAGACCTTGAATCGGCCGTCCGTCGACGGCGCCGGGGCGACCTTGCCGGCCTCGTCGAGCTCGCGCTCGGCCTTCCGGGCCCGCGCCTTGTCCGCGAGGAGGTCCCGGAGCCCCTTCTCGGCCTCCGCGCGGGTCCTCTGGGCCTGGGCGAGGGCGGCCTCCCCCGCGGCGTCCGTCGGCATCCCCGCGGAGGTGCCGACGGTCGTGAACTCGTCCCCCGCCGCGCTCGCGACCGCGCCGCCCGCCTTGACCCGGTACCACCCCTGGGCCCGGAGGTCCTTCCTGGGGCGCGCGAGGACCGCGCGGAGGGCGTCCTGGTCCGACTCGGCCGGGACGGTCCCGAGGTCGACGCAGCGGCCCCGGTCGTCCGTGATGGACCAGGGGATCTGCCGGGCCACCTACGGCCTCCTGCCGTCCATGAGCTCCCGCAGGAACCGGCGGGCGCCCACCTGGTTCCCGAGGTCGTTCCACCACCGGTTGAGCCCGCTGGGGTGCGGGACGACCGCGACGTTCCGGCCCTGCAACGTCCCGTGGACCGGCAGGGACCACTCCAGCACGTCGCACCCCGGGAACCCGAACGCCTCGGACACCCTCTGGCCCAGCAGGACCACGGGGGCGTCGGGGTGGATCGACCGGGCCTCGATCTCCGCGAAGGCGCGCGCCCGATCGGCCCGCCACTCCCGCGCCTTGACTGGGTGGGGGTACAGGTTCCGCCTCTCGACGTTCGCTTCGAGCTCCTCCAGGGTCCAGCCCGAGTAGAGCAGGAGTCGACGTCCCGACGAGCAGAACCGCGGGTGCAGCCACTCCTCGGGTCGCCTCGCTCCCTGGACGGGGGCCTCTCCGATGAGCACGATCTTCATGGTCCTGGAGTCTACCCTCTCCCGAGGTCGACGTCCACTCGAATCCGCTTCTGGTCGGCCTCCTCCGTTCATCGTCGTAAGTCCTTCATCGACAACATCTTAGGTGGGCGTGGGCCTTCCCCTCCGTCTCCTGCTCAGGTCTATCGGGAGTCGCAAGTCCTTGTTCTTCAAGGAGTTGCGGCTGTCGATGACGTCGATCAGGTCATGCAGGAACTGTGCCATCCTAGAACCCCGGTTCTACAGAGGGGGGTCTATACTACTGAGGGTCCCCCAATGGTGATTCAGGTCAGGAGAAGAACGAGTAGAGAGTCTAGAGGTCTCCTTCGGAGGGGCCTAGGACTACAACAGAAGTTCCACTTGACTCCCTGGGATTCGACGGTACACTCTCTGACCATGAAGACCGAAGAGCAGGCCGAACCGACGACCAAGCCCGAGACGCTGGACTCCTGGCCGCCCCTCACGCACCTCATCCGGGGCGACGTCCGACCAGGGAAGATCGCCCTCTGCGGGGCCCGCATGATGGGCCTCGACATGGCGGGGACGCCCTACCGGGACGTCTGCCCGAAGTGCAAGGAGATCCGGGCGAGGACGGGCGCGTGAAGGCCACCTACACCATCGCCGACGTCCTCCAAGTCGCCCCGCCGGCCTCCTGGAACACGACCCTCCATGGCCGCCGCTCGCGCGGGCGGGTCGAGTGGTTCCTCCGGTCCGCGTCGTCGAGCCGCCCGGACTTCCCCGCCGCGGAGGCCTTCACGACCGCCCGGGTCGCGAACCACCTCGTCGCGATGGAGCGGGACGGCAAGTCGACCGCCAGCCAGAACCGGACCCTCTCCGCGATCATGTCCGTCTGGCGCCGGGCCCACCGTCTCGGGCTCCTCGAAGTGGCGCCCCCCGAGGGCCTCTACCAGCGCGAGCCCAAGGGCCGCCGGCGGGTCCTCTCCCCCGAAGAGGAACCCCGGCTCCTCGCGGCGCTCGCGGAGCCCTACCGGTCCCTCGCGGCCTTCCTGCTCGCGAGCGGACTCCGGGTCGGGGAGGCGCTCGCGCTCCGCTGGGAGGACGTCGAGCAGGACTTTCAGGACCTGTCCAAGCGCGTCCTGGTCCGCGACTCCAAGAACGGGGACGCGCGCGTCGTCCCCGGTGTGCGGGCCTTCGTGCCGTCGCCGAACCGGTCGTGGTACGGCCCTGGTCCGTTCACGCGAATCTCCCACTCCGCCTTCGACCACGCCTTCCGGGCCGCGAAGGCGACCCTGGGCCTCGCCGGGGACCGGGAGCTCGTCCCGCACTCCCTCCGGCACACCTACGCCACCCGGCTCGTCGTCGCCGGCGTCCCGCTCTCCGTCGTCGCCCGCCTCCTGGGCCACCGGACCGTGCGGACGACCATGCGGTACTCGCACGTCTCCGACGAGGACGCGGCCCGCTGGGTCCGGCAGGTCTCCGGGAAATCCGCTTGACCCCGCCGGCCGATCGCCGTATACTTCACCTCCAACAGGGGGATCTGTATTGCGCCGTGATCCCGACGGACCGGCCGGCCAGCGCAAGAACGCCGAGCCCGATGCGTGACCTGGAACCGCTCCGAGGGCCGTCTCCCTCGGGGCACTCGAACAACCAACCGGAGACCACCATGATCGACCGCAGCACCTTCCCCGCCGTCCTGGCCCTCGCCCTCCTCGTCCTGATCCTCGCGATGCCCGGCTGTCGCCGGGGACACCGCGGCCACGGGGGCGACGACGGCTGCGTCACGCCCACCCAGGAGCACGGGGACCCGCGGGTCGGGTACGGCCCGAAGAACCCGTGCCCCTGCGATCGGGACTGAGTACACGGGCGGGTGGCTGAGAGGCCGAAGGCATCCGGCTGTAACCCGGAACTGCGTCAGCAGCACGTACGTTCGACTCGTACCCCGCCCACCACCACACCACGGAGACCACGACGATGACCCTCTTCCGCCGCTACGACCACGTCGAACGCGTCAACCACGACGACGTCCAGGGGCTCCTCGTGGGCCGCGTGCACGTCTTCCCCAAGCTCGACGGGACCAACGCGTCCGTCTGGATGGAGGACGGCGAGCTCCGCTTCGGGTCCCGCAACCGGGCCATCACGCCCGAGGACGACAACGCCGGCTTCGCGCGCGCCATGAGCGAGCGGGTGACGTCGTTCGCCCTGGCCCTGTCGGAGCTCCCCGCCGGCGCGGTCCTCTACGGCGAGTGGCTCGTCCCGCACACGTTGAAGACGTACCGCGAGGAGGCCTGGCGCCGCTTCTGGGTCTTCGACGTCTTCGTGCCGTCCGCGGGCCGCTTCATGCCCTACGACCACTACGTCCCCGCCCTGATCCACGCGGGCCTCGACTTCGTCCAGCCCCTCTGCGTGATCGAGAACCCCTCCGCGGACCAGCTGTCCGCGCAGGCCCAGCTGAACAACACGTTCCTCATCCGGGACGGATGCGGCGTCGGGGAGGGGATCGTCGCGAAGAACTACGACTGGGCGAACGCCTACGGGAAGCAGCCGTGGGCGAAGATCGTCCGGAACGAGTTCAAGGAGCAGAACGCCCTCGCGTTCGGGACCACCGAGAAGCAGGGCGAGTTCCAGGTCGAGGTCGCTATCGCGACGGCCCGATGCACGCCCGCGCTCGTCGACAAGACCCGGGCCAAGATCGCCCTGTCGATCGCCGCCGAGCTCCGGCTGGACACCGTCCCGGGCGACTGGCGGGAGCACGTCGAGGCCAACCACCGGGCGAAGATCATCCCCCGCCTCCTGACGACCGTCTACCACGACCTCGTCACCGAGGAGCTCTGGGACGCCCTCAAGGAACACCGGGACCCGAAGGTCGACTTCAAGCTCCTCCGGTCCCACGTCGTCGGACTCACGAAGAAGTTCGCCGCCGACCTGTTCGCGTAGTACAATTCGGCTCTGCCCGAACCACACCACCAACCGAGGGACACTCCTATGACCAAGTTCAGCCGCAACGCCCGCCGTCCGTTCACCGTCACCCGCGTCCAGTACTCGTGCGAGAGCTCCGACTACGAGCAGAAGGCCGGCACGCCGACCCTGTTCGTCATGGCCCGCACGCCGGGCGAGGCGATCAAGAAGGTCGCCGACCGCGAGTGCCTGATCGGCTCCGCGACTGTCGGCCGCTTCCGGGTGGGCTACCTGGAGGACGGCGCCGGCGTCGAGCACGAGCTCATCATCACGAAGGACTTCTACGCCACCGTGGAGCGCGTCGTCTCGACCGTCCGCAAGGCCTGATGGCCCTCGCCGTCTCGATCGTCACCGCGGGGGCGCTCGCCGCCCTCGTCTTCCTGGAGAGGTACTTCCGATGAACACGCTCACCATCCTCGTCAACCTGATCGCCCTCGTGCTCAACGTCCTGGCCTTCGTCCGCTCGCGCCGTGACCGCAGGGTCGCCGAAGGTCTGCGCGCCGACGCGATGGGCCTCGTCGACCGGGCCGAGGCGATCCTCGCCCGGCGCGTGCGCGCGGCGGCCATCCAGGTCGTCGACGACGCGACGCCACCCGCCCTCCCGAAGGAGCTCGCGTGATCTCCTCCCGCGACGAAGTGCGCCGCCCCCGGATGCTCATGGGCGGCCGCCGGGTCTACGTCGCCGGCCCGATGCGCGGCTACCCGGCGCACAACTTCCCAGCGTTCGACGCGGCCGCGCGCCTGCTCAAGCGGACCCTGGGCGTCGACCCCGTGAACCCGGCCGACATCGACCGGCACCAGTTCGGGTACGACGGGACCTACGCGCTCCCGACGGAGACCGTGAACCAGATGCTCCAGCGGGACCTCCGCGAGCTCGCCGAGTGCGACGCGGTCGTCCTGCTCCCCGGCTGGCGGAAGTCGAGCGGGGCGAACATGGAGCGCGACATGGCGATCCTCCGCGGGATCCCCCGGTGGGAGCTCGTCGGCGGGCGGTACCTGATCCCGGACCGCGGGCAGGTCGGCGTCGACTCCATCCGCGAGTACCGTCACACGAGGACCACCTGATGGCCCACTTCAACATGCCGGCGGGAGGGGACCCGACCACGATCGCGTGGCTCAAGCTGCCCCGCAAGCGCCGCCGCGCCGCGATGTTCGACGCCCGACGCGCCCTGATCGGCCACCCGACCGAGGCCCCAGGCGAGGTGCCGATCACGAAGGCCCAGCGCCGCGCCGCGACCCCCTGGCAGCCGATCATCGTCGGCCCGGGGGACGCGCACTTCCTCTCCGGCCGGACCTCCTCCGAGACCGCCCGCCTGATCCTCCTCGGCCTGAACCGCCGGGAGCGGCGCGCGCTCCGCTCGAAGGGCGGCCCCAAGCACGAGGTTCGTGACTACCAGACCGGGCACGTCAGCCGGTCCGAGCGCCGGATGACCCCGCTCCTGTCGCGCCTCTGGATCTACGCCGAGGCCGAGAAGCGCCGCCGGGCCCTCGCGTCCGCCCAGACGTTCCAGGCCTCCCCGCTCGGGAAGGTCGCCCGCCTCGCCGCGACGGCCGCGGCCGTCCCGATCGTCGCCGGGAAGCGCCTCATGGCCGCCGCGAAGCGCCTGTTCGGGGGACTCTCGGGATGACCCGCGACACCACCTACCCCATCGCCGGGTACGACGGTCAGGAGGACCGCAGCGCCCCGCCGATGGCCGTCCGGATCGTCGTCTACCGGGGCGTCAAGGACGGGGTCCTGGAGTACGCGACCGACGGCCTGTCGTGGACGGGCGGCGGGTTCGACGCCGAGATCGCCCGCCTCCGTCGGAACCTGCACCACGCGGTCGACGGGCTCGTCGACAAGATCGCCCGGGAGGGGTGGACCCCGAAGGGCGCGACCGTCGAGGACGGGCCGCCGCCGGGCGCCGAAGACGAGGACGACGACTCGTGACCGCCCAATCGCGGCGGCTCGCCCGTCGGCGATACCGCCAGACGAATCGCGGACGATTCACGGAGGCGCGGCGCAAGCTCATGCGCCGCTACGGACTCGATCAACAACAAGCGGAGGTCGCCCTTGTAGCGCAGCAAGGCGGATTGTGCGACATCTGTGGACGGTTGCGCCGCCTGATTGTCGATCACGATCACCGCACTGGAGCCGCTCGCGGGATGCTCTGCTCTCCCTGCAACGTGCGCCTGGAGGGAACGATCGACCACCCTGAACGTTGGCTCAGAAAGGCCGAGGCCTATGCGACGCGATGAACGTTCAAGACCGGCGCCCACGGGCGTCGACGTCGCCCTCTCGGACCAGCGGGTCGAGGACCTGATCGTCGGGTCCACCGAGTCCCGCAACCGCGAGCGGGACGAGCGGGCCGCGAAGTACGGCTACCGCCCGGACGGCCCCGGGGGCCGGCGCCTGCTCTCCGAGGCCACGCGGGCCCTCGAACCGGAGGTCAAGAAGTGGATCAAGCAGGCCTCCGCGCGCCCCGGCCCCGCACACGCGACCGCGTCCGTCTTGCTCGCGACGCTCAAGCCCGGCGTGATCTCCGCCATCGCCTTCCGCACCTGCCTCGACTACCTCACGGGCCGCACGGGGATCCAGACGATCGCGCACCGCATCGGGACCGCGCTGGAGGACGAGGCCATGATGGTCGCCGTGAAGACCAAGAACAAGGGCTCCCTGTGGCGGGACCTGTCCCGCCGAGTCCAGCGGACGCGCACCCGCGGCGTGCGCCGGAAGATGGTCGAGTCGGCCCTCACGAACCTCGGGGGGTCCTGGTCCGGCTGGCCGATCTCCGAGCGGTTCCGAGTCGGCGTCGTCCTCCTGGAGCTCATCCGGATGCACACCGGCTTCGTCGAGATCACGAACCTCTCGGACGCGAACGGCCGCCAGCGCCGGCTCGTCACCCCGACGGCGAAGGCCGTCGAGTGGCTGGAGCGCGCGGCGAAGGGCGACTCCCTCGCCCGCCCCATCTGGCTCCCGACCCGCACCGCCCCGGCCGACTGGAAGGGGGCGTGGGGCGGGGGCTACCGCGTGACCCGGCTGCGGGAGCGGCCGCTCGTGAAGACCCGGGACCGGGCATCCCTCGACGCCGTGGACGCGGCGAGCGCGGAGCTCCACCTCGGGGCCGCGAACGCCCTCCAGCGCAGCGGGTGGCGGGTGAATCGCCCGGTCCTGGAGGTCGCCCGGTGGGCCGCGGACGCCGGCCTCGACGTCGTCGGGTTCCGGCCCGTCACGGACGTCCTCCCCGCCGACCTCCCGCCCGCGCAGCCCCGCAAGGACCAGATCGACGGCTGGACCGCCGAGCAGCGACTGGAGCGCGACCGGGCCATCCGGGTCCGCTCGGACTTCTTCCGCCAGGACCGCGAGAACCGCGGCCGGGCGCTCCTGCGCGCGCGCACCCTCTGGGTCGCCGGGGAGTACCTCGACGCGCCGGCGCTCTACTTCCCCCTCCAGGCCGACTTCCGCGGCCGGCTCTACCCGCAGCCGCTCTTCCTCCAGCCGCAGGGGGACGACCTGGCGCGCGCGCTCCTGGAGTTCCAGGAGGGCCAACCAGTCGCCGACCGCGAGGCCCAGGACGCCTACCTGTCCCGCGGGGCCAGCCTGTACGGGATGGGTAAGGGCAGCGTCCGGAGTCGCGTGGAGGGCGCGCGGAACCGGCTCGCCCCGCTCTGGGTCGCGATCGGGGCCGACCCGCGCGGGCGCCGCGAGTGGGCCGCGCAGGACGACCCGTGGCAGGCGCTCGCCTTCGCCCTCGACTACGCCGCGCACGCCGCGCGCCCCGGGCACCACGCGTCCCACCTGCCGATCACGGTCGACCACACGTCCAGCGGGCTCCAGCTGTACTCCCTGCTCACCCTCGACCGCGAGCTCGCGGCCGCGACGAACGTGGCCCCCTCCGACGCCCCGGTCGACCTCTACCAGATCGTGGCCGACGACGTCACCCGCCGGCTCGTCGCCGATCCGGACCCGAACGCCGCCCTCTGGCTGGAGTTCCTGGGCGGCCGGGTGCCGCGCGAGCTCACGAAGCGGCCGATCATGACGAAGCCGTACGGGGTGAAGCTGCACTCGATCGTGAACTACGTCCGGGACGTCTACGAGGAGATCCGCATCGCCCAGGGCCACACCCCGTTCCCGGAGCTCGAAGGGGGCGCCTTCCGCGCCTCGACGTTCCTGGCCCGTCACCTGATCGCGGCGATGGAGGGGCGCATCGGGGCGTCGACGGCGACGATGGACTGGCTCGTCGAGTGCGCCCGAACGATGACCGAGCACGACCTGCCGATCCGCTGGACCTCCCCGAGCGGGTGGCCCGTGATCCAGGACTACCGCCGGTACAAGTCGAAGCGGATCCGCACGGCCGTCGGGGACGTGATCCGGTTCGTGCGGTACCGCGAGGACAGGCCGGAGCTCTCGGGCGGCCGGCAGTCGAACGGGTTCCCGCCCAACTTCGTGCACTCGATCGACTCCGCGATCATGGCCCGGTCCGTGTGCCGCCTCCGCGAGCGCGGGGTCCGGTCGATCGGGACGGTCCACGACTCGTACATGGCGCTGGCGGCCGACACCCCGAAGGTGATCCAGGCGGTCCGCGGGGTGTGCGCGGAGGTCTTCCAAGCGGACCTCCTCGGGCAGCTGCGGGCCGAGCTCCAGCGCGACCTCGGCGACAAGGCCGAGCTTCCGCCCGCACCGGAGCGCGGGGACTTCGATCCTCGCGAAGTTCTTCGGAGCCAGCACTTGCTCTCGTGAACTTCCGCGCGTATACTTCATCAACCTAGTCCAGGAGGGACACCAACGACATGACCACGAAGACGAAGAAACCGAAGGCGATCATCCTGATGACGCCACCGGGAACCGCGGTGTTCCCGTACCTCAACCAGACCGACCGCGGCAAGTACGCGAAGGACAAGGTGAACGGAGACTGGAAGACCGGCCTCC